AAGATTAATCGAGGCGATAAAGAAGGCGCTGCTAAAGAAATTTTAAAATACTGCAGGGCTGGTGGTAAAATTGTTAGAGGACTTCAAATAAGACGTGAAGCTGAATATAGAATGTTTTTAGGGTAATTATGCCATTAAGTAAGCTAATATTTAAACCAGGAGTTAACCGAGATCAAACTAACTATGCCTCTGAAGGTGGTTGGTATGAGACTCAGTGGGTACGATTCCGTTCAGGTTTTCCTGAAAAAATGGGTGGGTGGGAACCTAAAAATATTCAAGCTTATAATGGTTCGGCCAGGAGTCTTTTTTCTTGGAGTACAACAGATGGCAATATATTACTTGGTATTGGCACTAATACTAAAATGTACGTGGGCGTATCAACTAATATATATGACATTACACCTATACGAGCTACCTTTACTTCCCCTGCTACAAATAATTGTATTAGTACTACTAGCGGATCTAAAACTGTCGTTTTTACTATTGCCGGATACGGCGGCATTACAGGGGACTTTGTAACTATAAGTGGAGTAACAGGTAACCCTGGTGGAATTCCTGACGCAGAATTTAATAAAGAACATCAAATTACTTATGTAGATGCTAATAATTTTACTATTACTGTTACAACTGCCGCTACATCTACAGCAACAGGCGTGGGTGGTACAGGTATTACTGCCGTGTTTCAAATTAATTCTGGGTACAATATTACCACTGCGGGTTATGGGTGGGGTACAGGCGTTTGGAGTCGAGGCACTTGGGGTTCTGGATCTACTACACCAGTATATAATCCGGCGCGTTTAATATTTCAAGACAAATTTAATAACGATTTAATATTTAATATTCAAGATAGCTTCATTTATTATTGGGCATACACAAATGCATTTAATACCCGTGCTGTTTTGTTATCAAGTTTATCAGGCGCTATCGCTGTACCTCAACAAGTTGGTAAAATCTTATTTGCTCCTAGTGGACACCTATTAGCTTTTGGATGTACTAACTATGATCCCACTGCATCAGGCCCTAATTATCTAGGAACTTATGATCCGCTTCTTATTCGTTGGGCAAACGTAGATGCTGATATTGGTCCTGATCCACTTAATTGGCAACCTACCTTAACTAATACTGCTGGTTATTTACGTCTTTCTATCGGTTCTAGAATTGTAGCGGCATTAAGAACTAAGCAAGAAATTCTTGTATGGACCGATGTATCTTTATCATCACTACAATTCTTAGGTACATCAGAAGTATTTGGTTTATCAGAAGTTTCTTCGGCCACAACTATATTTGGTTCTAATACTGTAATTGGTGCTAATAACGTAGTTTACTGGATGGGTAATGATAAATTCTATACATACTCAGGCAGGGTTGATACCTTACCTTGTACGCTTCGTCAGTATGTGTTTACCAACATTAATAGACAACAACAAGCTTTATTCTTTGCTGGTCAAAATGCTGAGTTTAATGAAGTTATTTGGTTCTATTGCACTGCAAATTCAAGCGAAATTAATCGGTATGTTGTCTATAACTACGCTGAAAACATTTGGTATTTTGGTGATTTGGAAAGAACCGCATGGATTGACACAGGTGTTATTGACTACCCAGTTGCAGCTAAAGATGGGTATATTTATTTACATGAATTAGGAAACAATGATGGTCAACCTGCAGGGGCAGCACCATTACCTATTCCAGCCTACATACAATCAGCAGACATAGATATTGAAGACGGTGATAAATACATGCTTATACGTCGTATTATTCCTGATGTAAACTTTAATAATTCAGAAACAACTAATCCTGTGACGGGTGCTACAATTGTGCCAGAAGTAACTATGACTGTGGGGGTTCGTAATTTCCCAGGTGCAGCGTCGTCTACTACAAATGCAGAGGGTGAAACTACAGCTAAAGACGTAGTAACATCAACAGCTACTATAGACCAGTATACAAACCAAGTATTTATTAGAGCACGCGGCCGTCAAATGAATTTTAAAATTAGTTCTAACGATGTAGGTACTCAGTGGCAACTAGGTATGCCTCGTGTTGATGCAAGGCCTGATGGACTAAGAAGCTAAAAATGGCATTACAATTATTTGCCCCACCGGTCCTGCCATTAGCACCTACAACTTATGATCCTGAATATATTAATCAGCTTATACGAGCTCTTAATGTATATTTAAAACAAGTAGGTTCAACAACGCCTATTGTAATCGATCAGTTAACATTGCTAGCGTTACCTGTAAGTCCAATAGGATTAAGACCGGGCACTGTGTGGAACGACGGTGGCACATTAAAGATTGTATTAAGTAACACAATTGTAGTACCAACAGCAACACCGTTAACAATTACAGGCTACGCTCCTTCGTTAGACATAATAGCCCCACCTGTTAAAAATGTTAACTTAGTGGGTATAGCCCCCACAATTACAGTAGCATAAAGGCTTAGAAACATGATATTATTAGATAAATTCAAGGACTTCGTATGACAGCACATTCCACAGCTCAGGGTATAGCCTCTTTAGGTAGATATGGTGACGATTTAATCGTTCATATGAACCAAGAAGAAGTACAGGGTTTGCAAGCATTAGCTAAGCAACATGGTACATCTTTAACTATTAACCCTAAAACTGGTATGCCAGAAGCGTTTAAACTAGGTAAAGTATTTAAAGCAGTTCTTCCTATTGCGGCAGGGTTTGCTTTAGGTCCTGGTGGGTTTGGATTAGGTGAAAGTATATTTGGTGCTGGCTCATTTATGGGTTCAGCTTTAGGTACAGGCTTATTAATTGGTGGTGCAACAGCTGCTTTAACTGGTAATTTAGGTTCTGGATTAATGGCAGGGCTTGGAGCTTATGGTGGTTATGGATTAAGCGATACTTTAGCTAAATTAGGAACTGCGGGAGCTAGTAATGCAGCTAGTGTTGCAAATGCTACTCAAGCAGCAACAGGAGCACCTTTAGTTGGAGCTTCATCTCAATTTATTAGCCCTTTTACCCCTCAAGGTATCGCTGGTGGCGCAGGTTTAGGTGTTGGCACTGTAGGTGGAAATGCCGCTAATGCATTAACCAATCAAGCTTTAAATGCTAGTTTAACAGGAGCAAATACAGTTGCTAATGCTGGTAATATTGCAAATACCGCTAATGTAGCTGCACCAGTATCTGGATTTGAAAAAAGCTATCAAGGACTTAAAAGTTTATTTCAACCTGGAGGTTTTGAACAAGCAAAAACTACATTAGGCACTACAATTCCAGGTAAAGAAGAAGTTATTACTGGAATTACAAAAGATGCTTATGGGAATGTAATATCTACTACAACTACTCCTGCAACTGCAGCTACTGTAAAACCTCTTAGTACTGGACAGCTAGCTATGAAATTAGGAGCTGCTCCAGCTGGAGCTTTATTACAAGGCGTAGAACCTGAAGATTTTTATGAACAGCCTTTAGCGCAACGAGAAAAACAAGTTTATGAACAAACTGGTGTTGATGCTATGGGCAGACCTACGTATGGTTATATTGCAGCATCTGCATTTAATCCTTATAGAAATCAAAACTTAGGTGGAGTAGGCCCCTTAAAATTAGTTGCAAAAGGTGGTCCTATAAATAGTTATGCCGAAGGCGGTGTAGTTCAACCAACTATTCAAACAGGTGGTATCCGTGATTTATATGGTTCATCTGACAACCAAACACAGCCTTTAAGCTCAGATGGATTTGGTCTTGGTAGATTAAGTAATTTAGCAAGTCAACAAGAAATGCAACAAGCTAAGACATTAGGTTATGCTGAAGGCGGAGAAACAAGTTTAAATTTAGATGAACAGCCTACACTTAATTTAAATACTGGTAGACAAAGTTATGGTGGTATGGGCGGCGATGCTTTATATTCTTTTAATGATAAATATGCAATGTCACCAGTAGGAAGAATGCTTCTTTCTAAAATGCCTCAATCAGACCGTGCAAAATTTATAGGTTCAGGTTTAGGAACTTTTTTTGGATTACAAGAAAGGCCTAAGCAAGAATATTACACATCAAGTGGAGCTCTTACATCTCAATATGCTAAAGGCGGTTATTTAGATGGCGCGGGTGATGGAATGAGTGACTCAATACCTGCTACAATAGAAGGCAAACAACCCGCTCGTCTAGCGGATGGTGAATTTGTAATACCAGCTGATGTTGTAAGCCATTTAGGTAATGGTTCATCTAAAGCTGGATCTAAACGTTTATATGCAATGATGCAAAAAGTAAGAAAAGCTAGAACAGGTAATCCTAGACAAGGTAAACAAATTAATCCTAATAAATTCTTACCTGCATGAAATCAGTACAATTAGTACCACCAGGTCATATATTAGGTATATGGGAAATAATATGGCCTATGTTAAACGTAGCTTTTATTAATTACGAACATGGTGACTACGATATAGAACAATTAAAAGTTCTATTAATAAAAGAGTTTCAAATATTATTTGTAGTGGTAGAAGATAATAAAATTATTGGGTGCTTTACAGTAGAAGTTATTAATCAGCCTAATCACAAAGTTGCACATACAACATGTATGGGTGGTAAAAGTGTTTTTGATGAGCATACTGTAAAACAATATGAAGATTGGTGTAAAGGTAATGGCATTACAAAAATAAGAGCGTATGCTCAAGATTCGCAAGCAAGGCTATTTAAAATGAAATTAGGACTTAAAAAAGTCACAAACGTAGTGGAGAAAACTTTATGAAATTATTAAATCTGTTTAACTGGGTAGATAGCTTAGTAAGCTTTTTCACGCTTAGTATTGGCGGTGGAGGATCAAGTGGTGGTGGAGGAGGTTCTCAAACTTCTACTTCATATTCTACAAACTTACCAGAATATGCTAAACCCTACTATGAACAGTTATTAAAAGAAACTGGTAAAGCTGTTTACACTACTGATCCTTCAGGTAATGTAACCGGCGTACAAGGATATACTCCATATACAGGTGCTAGACAAGCAGGATTTACTCCAGGTCAAGTTGCGTCTCAAGCAGAAACACTTGGCATGACAACACCAACTCAATTTGCTCCAGCATCAACAGGTTTAGGAACTGGTTCTGCATTAGGCTTAACTTCTGGTCTTGCAGGTTTAACAGGTGCTATGGGTTATACACCTATGAGTGTAGGTACTGGTACATTTGGTGCTCCAGCAGCATCAGCTTATATGTCTCCCTATGCATCAGCAGTTACTGATCAAGCAGTTCGTGAAGCAGAAAAACAAAGAGACTTAGCTAAATCAGCAGGTGCATTAGGTGCAATTGGTCGTGGTACCTTTGGTGGTGCTCGTCAAGCTTTATTACAAGCTGAACAAGGTCGTGGCGCTGCACAAAACATTGCAGATATTAGAGCTAAAGGTTTACAAGATGCTTATACAAATGCACAAGCGCAATTTAATCAAGATCAAGCTCGTCAATTACAAGCACAACAACTTAATCAAGCAGCATATGGTCAACAAGCAGCTCTTCTTGGTCAATTAGGAACTGCTGGGCTTACAGCGGGTTTACAAGGTTCACAAGCTTTAGGTCAATTAGGAACTCAACAACAAACAGCGGATTTAGCTAGATTACAGGCTCAAGGAGCTGTGGGTGCTCAACAGCAACAACAAGCACAACAAGGACTTGATATTGCATATCAAAACTTCTTAACACAACAAAATTATCCTAAATCACAACTTGAGTATCTCAGTAATATTTTACGTGGTAACGCCGGTGCCTTGGGTTCTACTCAAGTGGCTTATACTCCACAACCATCAACTGCATCACAAGTAGCAAGCTTAGGTTTAGCAGGGTTAGGTTTATATAACGTATTAGGTAAAACAGTATAGGACACTACTATGAGCATAGGTAAAAATTTATCATATATTCCACAACAAAAACTAATTGAATATGTTAAAAATCCTGAGTTAGCCGCCGCTGCTAATATTCCCGCTGCATCTGCTTTATTTGAATTACAACAACGTATTGTAAAAGATAAAGAATTAGCTGCGTTAAAAGCTAAAGAAGCTATGGCACAAGGTCCACAAAGTATAGCTGATAAAACTATTGCTGCTTCACAAGAACAAGGTTTACCTGCTATGATGAGTATGGCATCAAATGATCAAGGCGTAGCATCATTAGATACAGGTGATATGTATGATGAAAAGAATTATGCAGGGGGTGGTATTGTTGCATTTGATGATGGTGGTGATGTTGATGTTAAAACACGTAGTCGTTTTACTCCATTAACTAATGAAGAAAAACAAATGATTGCTGCACAATATGCCCTAAGTGCTGATGTAGGTAATCCCCGTGCTTCTGTAGGTGCTGAATATGCAGGTATTGTTAATGATAGAGGCGTTGCTAATCCTAGACTTAGTGAACTTCGTGGTCGTTATATGACTGATCAAGGTAATGAATATAATGCTCGTTATGTGCCAGATGCAAGGGCTTTAAGTGTTGATAGATATGCAGGTAGAGCTTCTATGGGAGCAGATGTAGCTCCTGGTCTAGATAATCGTATGGGTTTAAGAAGTATTCGTGGTAGTTATATTACAGATGATGGCACACGTTATGGTGGTGACTATAATGTAGATACTCGTCAAGCGTTACTAGAAAGAATTAATCGTGAAGGTAATAGTTTAGGACTTACTGTTGCTCCTGACAGTGTGGGGCTTCGTGGTGTTTATAATTTTGCTAAAGGTGGTGAAGTTAAACATTATGCTTACGGCGCAGCTGTTAAAACTGATCCTGAAAAATATGATCCGTTCTACTATAAAGATGCAGCAGCAGCATTAGTACCTGCTAGAAAGTTACCTACGGCTAAAGAGTATTTTGAAGATCAAAGATCTGCTGAAACTGAATTAGGATTAGATCCAGATTACTATAAAAATCGTATGAAAGAAATTGCTGCAGCTACAGCAGAAGAAACTGATTCGGCTAAACGATTAGCTAATGCTAATATTTTATTTGCTATGGCAGATACATTAAGTTCTACTCCAGGCCCTATATTAAGAGGTCTATCAAGAGCAGCCCCTGCAGGACTTAAAGCTGGTACAGAAGCTCTTAAAGATCTTAGAGAACTTGAAAAAGCTAAACGTGAAGCTGAAAATAAACTTAGAGATGCAGAATACTCACAAAAACGTGGTGATGCTCAAGGTTACGTAAAAAATATTAATGAATACAAAACACTTAATACTAATATTGAATTAAAGAATGCTGAACTTGAGACTTCTATGCGTATTGCTAACCTTAAAGAAAGAGCAAGTAAAACAGGTAAAGGATATGAGATATATGAAAAAGCGGCTAAATTAGCTCAAGATGCTTTTAACAAAGATTATCCTGATGCTGCTTTAGTTGAAACAGGCGGCGATGCTGATAAATTAAAATTAATTCAAAAACAATACCTTGAGAGATATTTACAAACTCTTATGGGTGATATTGAAGGTGCTTATGGTACTAAACCTGCTCCAACACAATCAAGTGTAGCACAACCAGGTGTTAACAGAAAACCTCTTTCAGAATTTGCAGGAAGTTAACTACTAATTAATTATGGCATTTGACGTTCAAGGAGCCTTAAAAGAAGGCTATACGGCTAGTGAAATAAATGAGTACCTAGCTAAAGAAAAAAACTTTGATCTGGCTGGCGCTAGAAAAGAAGGTTATACTGATGATGATATTCTTTCATTCTTAAATCCAACTAAAGTACTCTCTGAAAAACCTGAAGACGTTGGCATGTTTACTCGTGCTAAACAAGCTTTAACTGAAGGCTTTGAATCTTTAGGTGGGGCTAAACGTGGTCTTGAATTAGGTAGTGCTGCTACTGATAAAGATATGGAAGCAGCTGCAGCTAAGATGCAAGAGATAAAAGCTAAAGGTCAAGTTGCTCCTGCTGTTCAAACACTAACTGCTGCAGACATTCAACGTATTGCAGAAGAAAAAGGTCTTATTCCCGCTGGCATGCAAGTGCCGTCTTTTGTCGTAGAGCAAATATTAAAATCAGGTCCTGAAATGGTTATACCATTATTAACAGGATTTGCTGCATCTGCAGGTACCGCTGCAGTTACTGGTCCAGCTGCTCCTTTAGCAGCGCCTATTGTTGGAGCATTGGTTGGTATTGGAACTTATGGTGTTCAACAATATGGTCATTTTATGGAACGCCAAGCTTTAGAAAAAAGTGCACCTCAAGATTTAAATCCAACAGAAGCTAAAACATGGGCCGCTGTATCAGCTCCTTTAGGATATGCTGTTGATAGATTTACTTTTGGTATTGGTAAAGTAGGTTCTAAAACTGCAATTAAAGAAATAACTAAAGAAATAGCTGAAAGAGGTACTGCTAAATATGTAGCTAAAGGTGCGGGTGAAGGTGCTATAAAAGGTCTTTCAGAAGTACCTACAGAAATACTAGAGCAAGCTGCAGAACGATATCAAGCAGGGTTATCATTAGATGATGAGCAAGCTAAAAACGAATACTTTGAAGCTGGATGGGGTGCATTGGCAGTGGGAACTGGTATTGGTGGAGTTTCTCATGGATATCAATCATATAAAGAAGCTAAACAAATAACAAATCAAGCTAAAGAAATTAACAAAGCTAAAGAAAAAATACTTAGTGATGATGTAGCAGACACTGAAACAGTTAAACCTAATCGTAAAGAAGTAATGGACGATACGTTTGAAAAAATTAAACAACAAGCAGATGACATTAAAGCTAAACAAGAAGAGATAAAAGCTAAAGTAAAAGCTAAAGTAAAAGCTAAAGAAGAGGAAGAAGTAGAATTAGATTCTGATGAACCATCAAGTGTTCTTAATGATACTACGTTAACTTCGTTAGGATTTAGAAAATCTTCAAATGCTTATAAAGCACTTATAGGTAAAGATATTTCGACTCAAGAAACTCGTGATTTATTAAATCAAGTTATAGAAGCAAATCCAGATAAAGTCAATGAAGATGCAGCGAATACTTTTATAGCTTCATTACCTCCTGTGATAGAATTAAAACAAGAAAAACCAACTTCTGAGGAAAAAATTGATGTTAGCAGAAAGCCTAAAATTAAGTCCGAAACAGATAGAACTAGCGTTTCAGCACTTGATGAATCCAAACGAGTACGAACAACCACCGAAGGAGCTGAGCCAAGTGACGTTGGAGGAGTGGACACTACTGGGGTTGATGCTGGAAAACTTGCTGAACGAGATGAAAAACAACCCACTACATTAAAACAACCTAAAGCTCCAGAAACAGAAGAAGTTCTTAAAGGTGAAGCGCCTCTTGGTGCTTATTATGATATTACTGATAAAAAACAAAAATATCAGCAACAAGTTCCACAAGAAGGTAAATTAAATGTTCAACCTAAAGAATACGTTAAGCCTAAAGATAAATTAACACCTACTCCATTTATTGATAGGCTTTCACATCCTGATCCAAATATTAGATATGAAGCACGTGTAGAGTTTTTAAAAACTTTAAGAGAACAACGTAATATTGAACGTTCTAAGCAGGAATCTGAATTACTTAAATCAATACCTCCAACTTATCCTTTAGTAAAACAAGGACAGTTATTAGCTTCAAACTTATCTAATTTAAAAAACCCCCCTCCTCAATATCTTATTGATGAACTACGTGATCCTATCTTAAACGATAAGCAACGTAAACAAAAAATTGCTGAAGGTAAAAAATATATTATTGATCAACGTATGGAATCTGTAATTGATAAGATTCTAAAACGTCCACCTACACCTCAAGAAATAGAAGCCTTTAATAAACTACAAGATGAACTATTTGCTGAAGGTTTAGATAAGAAAGGTAAACGATTTAAACCTAAACGTAGTAAACAATCTGCAGAAGAATTTAATAGCATGATTGATGCTTTTATTGATGACTTTACAGGTTTAAAACAAGAGAAAAAATTATATAGTCGTGTAATAACCCCTGAGTTAACTCAGTGGTTTGAAGGCTCTAAATTAGTTGATGCTACAGGAGCTCCTTTAAAACTTTATCATGGTACTAATAGAGATGTAAAAAATTTAAGATCAAGTAAAGATGGATCATTAGGAGCAGGAATATATTTAACACCTGATCCTGCTTTTGCTAGTAAGTATGCTGAAGCAGAAGGTGGAAATGTTCTTCCAGTAATAGCTAATCTTAAAAACCCACTAGTTATTAATACCGAAATGGGTAGATCAGATCCAATGATTCAAGCTCTTATTAAGTTAGGTGTAGCTGAAGAAAAAGCAGCTGATATAGTTGAAAAAGCTTATGAAGAAAAAGGTTACATATCTAAAGAAGTTATGTCTCGTGCTCAAAAACAAGGATACGATGGTATTGTTCAGTATAAAAATGGTGAGTTAAGTGAGATTGTTGCTTTTAATGCAGAGCAAGTTAAATCTACTATTGACTCTTTACAATCTACTTTAGAAGGCACGCCTGAAGGTAAGGCAATTGTTAATACAACAAAACCTGCTAAAACATTAGGTCAAGCCCTTACTATTATTAGACAACAACATTTAAACAAACTTAATCCTGTTCAAAAGATATTACTAGATGTTATATCTAAACTACCTAATGTAACTAAAGGCACTTATAAAGTTATGGGTATGAAAAAAGGTGAGTTTGGTTCTTACTCTCCTTTCCAAAACAAAACTACTATTAGTCCTGATGCTGGTGTAGATACTATATTCCACGAAGCAACACATAGTGCAACTACGTGGGAGTTAAGAAAACATGTAACCATGAAAAATGGTAGACCGGTAGGACGCACTCCATTAGGTGATAAATTAGTAGATATATTTGATGCAGCCGAAGTTGCAGCTATGCAACAGGAATTAAATTTTGGCGAAGCATTTAAAGATATGGATGAGTTTATTGCAAATGCTTATAACACTGTAGAGTTCCAAAAATTCTTAGCAGGCGAACGTAGTGTTGTTCCTAATGCTCCACCTGTTAATTCGTTATGGACAGACTTTCTTAACTTTGTTAAACAACTCTTAAATTTAGGTGATGTATCTAATACCTTATTAAGCGATGTTGTAGGTTTAACGCCTGACTTATTTACAGGCACAAGAGAAGTAGGTTCAGCTACTATCCCTGATTTCACACCACAAGATAAAATGTTTGCAAGGGATAATAATGAAAAGGCTGCTCAATACTTTAAAAATACAAATATTAAAACTGAAAAAGTTGAAGAGGCATCAGCATTTAACGAGTTTAAAGATGATCCTAAACAATTTGTTAAAGATAAGTTTAAAGGATGGCAACATTTCCTTGACACTGCCGAAACTAACTTTTTCTCATCAGATGCAGGTTTAAGTAATGCTATACGTCGTGGATTAGATGAAACTGCAGAATGGGCAGAAACTAAAAAAGTATTGCATTCCATCAGCACATCACAAGCATTACATAGTGAAGCACCTGCTCATCAGTTCTTAGAAGAAGGTGATATTAAATACGATCCTAACTTGTATAAATATGTTGTATCTAAATCAAATACTAGCTGGAAAAAGATGATGCTTAATATTAAGGCACTTGCTGATAAAGCAGGTATACCTTATGAAACTATGGAGAAGTATGCTCATGCAGCGTTAATTGGTAAACGTTTAAACAGCTTAAAAGAAAAAAATAATGAGCTAAAAGAAGACGTATTAGATATGATGTTGCAAGGCAAAACTAAAGAAGCTAAAGCTAAATGGGAAAAAGAATATAAACATATTCACATGACCACAAAAGAAATAAATAATGCGCTTAAACTATTTGATACATATCCTGGATTAAATAATATTGTTGATCAGTGGAATAGTATTAGAGCTAAAGTATTAAAGTTTGGCGTAGATTCTGGTCTTTATTCAGCAGAGCAAGCACAAGAATTATTAGATGTAATGGACTATGTTCCATTTTATCGTGTTGAGCAAATAGAACAAAAAGAAGGTCCTAGAGAATATACTCGTGGTTTATTAGATAGAGCTAAAACTGATCCTAGATTTAAAGGAAGTAATCAACCGGTTAATAATGTGTTTGATAACATGGAACGCTGGATGACTTATGTTATTAGAAAAGGCATTAACAATAAAGCTGCACAAAATTTAGTTGCTGCTGCAGATCAATACTTAGAAGATGAAGTAACTAAATTACCTCCAGGTGCTAAGAGTCCTACAAGTAATACTATCGGTATATGGCAAAACGGTGGTATTGTTAAGTATCGATTTGAAGATCCATTATTTGTAAAAGCGTTTACAGGTATGGAAACTGTAGCTTTACCTGCATTCCCTAAACTTGCTAAGATAGCAAACGTATTACGTCAAAATATTGTATTGTATCCTTTGTTTTCTATTTCTCAAGTGTTTCAAGATGCATACAGCGCTATGATTACGTCTGGTGTTGAAAATCCTTTTATGATTCCTATTGAAGTAGCTAAAGAAATATATAGAACAGCTACAAAAACTAGTACAACTAGAGCACAACTAAAAAGTGTAGGTGCTGTAGGTATTCGAGATTACTCAGCTGAAATAAGTAAATTAGATGCTGAGATTGCAGCGGGGTTAAAAAAACCAGGATTGTTTGATCGTATGATTAAAAATCCATTACAAAAGTTTTCTATGGCTTCTGATAATGTTATTCGCCAAGCTATTTATAATCAAACGTTAAAAGAAACAGGTGACAAAGCTCTTGCTATTGAACGTGCATTTGAGGTTATTAACTTTAGAAGAACGGGTTCAAATAAATTAGTATCTGTAGGTCGTCAAGTTATTCCATTCTTTGGTGCTTACTTACAATCTTTAAATGTAATGATGAAAGTTGCAGCGGGAAGAGGTATTGCACCTTCTCAACGTGCTGAAGCTTATCGTATACTACGTAACACTATGATGAAAACTATAATTTTAAGTTTAATCTATAGCGCATTAACTGCCGATGATGATGATTATGAAAAACTTGATCCAACTATCAGAGATAGACGATTTATTGTTCCTGGTATGGGTGGTTTAAGTATTCCTGTTCGTTCAGATTTAGCTACTTTGTTTACTAAAATTATTCCAGAACATGTATATCATGTATTTTATAAACAAGATGAAGATGGAACTAAAATGGCTAAAGCTATGAAAGACGGCATAGTAAATGCTATTGCTTCTCCTTCAGTTATGCCACAAGCTATTAAACCTTTGGTTGAAACATTTACTAATTATGATTATTTTACAGGTAGACCTATTGTAGGAACAGGTGTAGGTGGCAAAGAAGAAGAAATGCAATATACCGCTAGAACATCTGAGCTTGCTAAAGTGATAGGAGATTTTTCAGGTTATTCTCCTATGAAATTAGATCATTTACTTGATGCTTATTTTGGATATTCAGCAGGCTTAATACGTTTAGCCACAAACGGATTAATGGCAGACATTAGAGGAGACGTGTTACCTTCTAAATCTACACAAGATTTTATTAATGCTCTTCCAGGCACATCAGCTTTTTACTCTAGAGAATTTGGCACTCGTGCTAAAAACGATTACTATGAACTAAGAGATATTGTAGATGAAGTTTATAATACTTATAAAGATAAACAAAAATTTAGGGGTCCTGAAGAAACTTTAGCATATGTAAATAAAGATAACAATAAAGATCTCATACAAAGAAAACGATTATTAGATAGTATGGGTAAATATTTAGGTCAATTAAGAGCTGCTGAACGTAGAGTTTTAGAAGATAAAAAAATGTCTCCTGATGAAAAACAACAAAGAATTAAATATATTAGGCAAGAAGAACTAATTGCGCTTGATCATATAACTAAATATAAAGATCGAGACGTTAAATATATTCAAAAAGTAAGATTTGAAGCAGGGTTATAAACGCCAGACTCGTATACCTTGTATTCCGTCTTCTATAACAATTTTATGGGCAAACTCAAACTCTAATCGTTTACTTTCTCGTGTAATAGCTGCTATGGCAGATTTAGTATCTACAGCAGGTATAAACATAGACGAGCCTGGTTTAAATTCAGCCCATAATATTTGATAATCTACGCCGTTAGTTAACACTTCTAGGTATATCCAATGGTAAGTTATTTAATTTAATATCATCAAATGATGAGTTATCAATCCATAAGCAGCGTTTACCTGCTCCACTAATATCTAATCCTTTGTGTAACACTTTTAAATCTCCTGAACGTCGATGTAATACATTTGCTTCTTTTAGTTTTTTAACAAAATCTTCTAGTTCAATTTTTCCTAGTGATTTTAAATATGTTCGCATTGTATCAACACCTATATAAATTGTGTTAGTATCTGGTTCAATTCTGACACGTAATTCATTAGTAGGTTTAAATAAAGGTGCTTCTTGTAAGTTAGATCTTGAATCTACTTTGCTATTGATTACCAAAGTATTCTTTAAGTTCTCATGCAAGAAAGAAGTAAGTGTTTCCATAGCATCAAAGTCTCGTTCTTTAATTTCAACACGAGAGTCATTTAGTGCCTTACGAACGGCTTCTTGAACAGGAACAGGGTCTATATTATGTAATCCTAACTCACGTGCAATCTTAGCACCTAAAAATACTGCAGCTAAGGTAGCAGAATATTTACGTTCACGTCCTGTAATATTCCATGCCTTATCAATAATAAGCTGAGTCTCTTTTAATTTAACTCTAACAAGCTCTAGGTTAGCAATAAGCCATTGTGCATAGATTTCTCCAGCATGACCAAAGTTATCAAACAATAACTCAAAGTATTCATCAGCTTGTTCTTTTGTAAGCGTCTTATCTTCATCAATACGTATTTGTAGGAAGCGAGCCATTTCACCAGATGCTTTAGCATTTTCTGAAAAGACTACTGTCCTAAAATCTGTGTTAGAAGAAACAACGCTAATAAGATTAAAGACGGTATCATTATGTCGCTCCTTGTTTTTACCACTACTATCCATACGATTTTTACCACGACCTGTAGCCATAAACTTTAAAAATTCATGTAACTGATCGGCATTTACTTTTGTAAATTCATCTACTGCGGATGGTAAGTTATTCATGTAACCCATACGATTAATAACGGCATTACCCGTATCACCCCATACTTGAATAAGGTTTGCATTCATTTCAGGGTTACCATATATACTAGACATAGCTTGTAGAATAGTTGACTTACCTTGACCTGACTCAGGATTATATAAATTAATTACAGCGGATTTCTCTTTTGATTTAAAGAAAGGCATAAGTAAAGAACCAAAACCACAGAAGAAACCAAACGCACGTAGTTCCATGCCTGGTCTTTCATAAACAGATATAGCTTTCTTCCATAAGTCTAAACTACCTTTTTTAGTTAAGGCAGGATTAACATCTTTTAAATCGTCTGATACAGGCACAAACTTAATACCAAAGGCACTAATTTCTCTATTACCTATAAGTATTTTTTTATGGTCAGGTGTCCAACCGTATTGTTTATACATCATAGTAGATGGTTTTTGTTTTTGTTGATTAGAAATAACTGCCATGATGTAATAAATAACTTCATCTAACTGCTTACCATTTCTAACAATACCTTTGGCAGCCAAAATTTTACGTGCTTCATCACGAGATAATAATTGAGTAAGTGGGGCTATAAACTCTTGCACACCATCTTGTGGGAGATGAATTTTAAACCATGCACAAAAACCTGCAGCATCTTTATCATTTAAAATTTCAACAAGATAAAAGTCATAGTCATATATTAATACGGCTTCTTCTTGTTCGTCTTGTGTAGTTTTGTATACTCCACCATTCTTACCTCTAAAATAAGGGAATGGATAGTCAGGCACATGGTATGTAACTGTTTCACCTAACGCTTCAGATTTTGCTTGTATAACATTATCTGCACCTTTAGCACGTAAGATGACTCTACCTAATTCTATAGGAGAAGTAATTTTACCTTTATGTTTACATCCTTCACAACCTGATGGACGTAAGCTTTCAAATTGTTTACAAGTGTGAGGGCCTGGAATAGCATTAGCTTTAGCTTCTGTTTTAGCATAATCATAATCAGGATGTCTTTTAGATATATTATGAATAGCCGCTTCAGCATCATCACAGAATGCTGCAATAGATAATCCTGAACGCCATAGTGGTTCTTCTATAGATGCTTGTTTTGTAACTATGTGTGTTAGTTGTGGACAGCCATCGTCTTTGCTGCAACGTTCTAATATTTTTTTAAATTTAGAAGAGCTATTACCTAAAATAGCTTTAGTAGCTTCATCAAGAGGTCGTTTAGCACGAGGTTTATCTGTAAGGTGAATAGGAATAAGTCTAGCTAATTCATCAAAAGGAGTTGCAACTCCTTGATTTAAAATAGATACTTCTATAGGGTTAGCTACATCTTTAAAATTCTTTGTGCCTGGCACTCGTAAAATACGAGACATATCTGCGGTGCAAGCACCATCAGCTTTTAAACCATGTTTAACACATAAAAACTTAAGACCTTCTGCTACAGGTTTCCATACAGCTTTATCTATAGGTTCTGTTAAAGGCCAATAACAATGAATACCATTACCTGAGTCTACAATAGTAGGAGCAGGTAATCCTGTTTTATCTGTAAATTCTCGTAGAGCAATTAATGCAGCGTCTTTAGTTTCATAGTCTTTCCACTTACGTTTTTTACTATCAAATCCACAATCAATATCTAACCAAAAAATTCGTTGTTCTTTAGCGTTAGTTCCTTTACGTTCTGTAGGTTCTACCCATGAAGAGCAAGCAAAATATACATCTTGCTTGTCATCTAAAAACTTGTTGGATATTGATACTGCTTCATCAATTGTTTTTACAAACTTAGGTGTAACTATATTTTTTTGATCTTTGCCACAGATACAATAGTATCCGTCATCGGGCCATATGTTTTGTAAAAATTCTTTTGTTTGCATTATTCTCTCGAAATAAAGTTTGTGTTACTAAATTAGGGGGGCTTGTTACAGCCCCGAAGGTATTACTTTAAGTTTATTTTATTTATCAAAGCAGCAACTTTTGACTCTGTCCGTTTTGATGGTTTTGTTTTACCAGAGAACCAATCATACACCGTTTGCCGAGAAACGTTAAGCTCTTTCGCTACTTGACTAGCAGGATACTTTAGTGATATGCAAAGTTTACCTAGTAATGTGCCTACTGTTTCTTTTGCTCGTTGATTAGCCTCTATAATTATTTGAGAATAGCCTCGCATAGTTATGTCCAATCTGATACAAGATCATCTAAACTAACATCACCTTGATCAACTTTTGGAGCTACAGGTTTTGGTGTTGGTGCAGGTTTTTCTGCGGCACGAACTGTTGGCTCTGGAATATCATCTTCAACTTTTGTTACTTGAGGACGTTGAATAGGTTGTTGTTTCTTTTGCTCAAACTCTTCACCATCTTCATCTTTATTGATATTGACTGATAATGTAATAGCACGTTTAGCTTCCTCTGACGTTGACTTTGTGGAACATATAGCATACTCATCATCGTTAAGAATACGAATAGGTTTAAACCCAATCTTAGTGCTTGATGAGTCTTCATCAAACGATACACGAGATACCACAGACATTAAATTTTGACCATTAGCACGAACGTAATCTGTATATTCATGTAAAGGTTTGCAATCTTTTGTTCCATTACCAAATATAGATTGTGCAGGTAAAGTCATTTGATATACATCGCCATTTAAATCATCAGCACGAACAACTGCAATACGTCTACTAAAACGACATGCTTTAGTGCCATTAGCCCCTGAACCCTTAATATTTTGAGGACAGGATAAACATGACTCAGCTTGTTTTTCTACAACTGCGTCATCGGGTTTTTGACTGTCAGATGTCCAACATGTTGGAGGTGGCATCTTTTCACCTGGCACATATGCTTTAGAAAAATACATTCTATGCACATGTGGTGATGCATTAACAATAACTACATCAAGTGCGTCTTGATTTGATTTCTCAACTTCTTTACCATTAACCATTAATCTAAATTTACCACCACGTATAGAAATACGTTTAGCAGTAACTGAGCTACCTGTAATATTTGCAGTAAAACCATCATCACGACGAGCGTGTGTTGTTATTGCGGTGCTACCAAATACATCTAATTCGTTACTCATACTTCCTCCTTATTTTCTCTACTTTTAGTTATTCTTACTGTATATTCACTTGTTGCTTGTAAACCTGGCGGTTGTTTGTCAGGGTTCTGCTCTAAGTATTCTTTTATTGCTGATTGCACTAATCTTTTTTCAAAGAACTCAGGCAATTTATTTTCTAATATAAAGTCATACATGCTAGGCCAATCGCTTGACCAATATCTTGTTCTAAGTGTTCTTGATAATGTGCCTACTTTAGTCTTTAAACTAGTTACATTTAAAGTTCTACAAGCTTCATTTAAAGCTAGGTCAACTTTATCTTTTTGCACTTTGATATTTGTTATTTCTTTTTCTAAATCTTCAATCTTATCTCGCATATTGACAGAAGCCTGCATTAGCTTCTCAATCTTATTATCATCTAACTCCACATTTACTCCTTTCAAATACTAAGGATAACAGTATATCATAATTATTTACTTTGTCAACTATTTTTATAAGTAAATAAAACCCACTCAGCAAATCTAATTAACTCCATAGATGTGGCATTATGTTTCATTGTGTTAGCTTTGTGGCTTATTACTCTTACGTTACCTTTTAAATAACCTTTGGAATTATCTATTCTATCTAGTGATGGAGAATTAGAAGTAGGTCCTGTGCTTTTTCCTTTAGTATAAGTTTTAACTATTGGAATACCTAGTATAGGGCATATGATAGGTATATCTATATCTGATTTATCTATATTAAACTCAAGTCCTTTTTTCTTTGCTCTTCGTTTTGCCATTGAACATAAAACTCTTTCAGGATGTTTTATTCTGTAGTTAGCACTATGTTCTGCATAATCAATATATTTTTCTTCTTTATATTTTTTAATCTTTTCCATATTTTTATTACGCCATTCTTTATAGTATTCTCGTCTATCTTTATGCATCGTTAAATTCCTTTTCATAAAGTCTTTATAAAGTCTCTATATTCTTGTCTATCCAAATACATTTTTAATACTGCTTTTACATGTGTTAGTTTTTTTGCATCTATTTTGGCATCTTCATAATCGGGTTCTTTTAAAAAGTCTACTAAACATTCAACATAGTTCATTAAATCTGTAATCACTACCTCTCGGACTTCCTCTTCACTTAATACAATATATTCATTTCTTATTGTTTGTTCCATCATTCCGCAAACTCCTCCTTGTATAAATCAACTAATTTAGTATGCGTATCAATTTTACCTTGCAACATTTTGTAAATTTTTTGTTCGACAGGCGAACCTTGTAGGTGCACTACGGTCATCTTATTTTTCTGTCCAGCACGATCAACACGTGCACAACACTGTATGTATGTTTCAACAGACATAACAGGTGACCAAAATACAACTACGTTAGCTGCGTGGAGTGTAACGCCATGTGATGCAGCTTGAGGTTGTATTACCAATACTTGTGGGTCTTTCTTTTCTTGGAAGTTTTTAAATATCTCTGAACGATTATTCATAGATACATCGCCATGTATTGCAGCGCATGTGATATGGTCTTTGTTTAACTCTGTCATAATTTTTTCAATACTATGTCTAAAAGGACAGAATATGAGAACTTTGTGGCTAGCTTCTTCAATAATTTCTTTAAGAGCAGTCATGCGGTTAGATATATCAAACTCGATAATCTCTTGTGTATCTGAATAGATAGCCCCCGCACTTACTTGTAGGAGTTTAGTAAGCATAACACCTGCGTTGACTACAGTAATCTCTTCACCTGAAGCTTGCATATACATATCTTTCTTAAGCTTCTTATAATACTTTTCTTGTTGTGGTGTGAGAGGGACTTCTCGTGTTGTATATAACACATCAGGTAAGTCAAGACATTCTTCTTTAGTATAACGAATGGCAGGTTGTAGCGTTTTAAATACTATATCCTGCGCATTAAATCTAGGCACCCAGGTGAACTGGCTGACTTTCTGCATTACCATATCCTTAAATGTTCCTGCATATTTGGGAACGGATGCGGGGTTCACAAGTCTAGCCAGTCCATATGCGTCAGCTGGTGATTGAGCAGCGGGTGTTCCTGTCATAAGCCATATCCACGTGTTAGGTGTTACTACACGATTTAATGACTTCCAGCGACGTGTCGTGACGGTTTTAATATAATTGGCTTCATCAACCACTATTAAATCAAAACCGCCAGATTTAATTTCTTTCTCTACTATTTCTACACCATCATAATTAATTATAACTACGTCTGTGTTTTCTGCAAATACTTTTTTTCTTTTTTCTGCACTGCCATGAGCAATACCTACACTTCTATGCATAGCAGTTTTAAAGAAGTCTGATTGCCATGCTGCCTGCATAATAGATAGTGGGCACACTACAAGCATGCGTCTAATCTTACCTTGGTTCATTAAGTAATCAGCTGCCCATATAACTGCTGATGTTTTGCCTGTGCCTGCTTCACTTAAACAATATGCACGTCTATGTGCAGATAGAAAAGTAGCAGTGGTTTTTTGATGATCAAAAGGTTTATGAATACCTGGAAAGTTATAGTCACGTGTTATAGGAGAAGGTGGGTTCTTAACCTTCATGTCAGACAGGGTGATGACTTCGTCTAATCCCCAATTAACAGCTACTTGAGTGACACCATTCTCGTATGTCTTAACGATTTTACTCTTTGGTATCTTATCTATAATTAATTCAGGGCGTTTTGTATTTACTATCAACGCCTTATCTTTGTATACTTCCATGCAATCTCCTAGTGATAAAAATAGACGTGTCACCGAGAGAGGTAGTGACACGTCTACTGACTACACGTTAACACACAGCACGAAAGCGAATAAGAGCTGCTGTTAACTGACGTGGTTTTGCCGCACTCACGCCTGGCGGTTGATCTATTTCTTTTTAGTAACATTCCTTTTCATCGAATGATCGCTGTTGCGTGGGTAAGAACTATTAGCACTCTTACTTTTAATACGCATATTGCTAGGTGTATTACTGCCACCTTTACTTAAAGGAACTATATGATCAACATCCATACCATCTCCCTTATGCACTTTACCAGCTTTTATCATCATTCGTCTAGCTTTATTTCTAGCAACCCTCATTTTTATTTGTTCTGGTTTTGCTTTGTATTCGTTTTCTTTTTGATAATCTCTTTCTTTAGCCATATACATCCTTTAAATTTATTTGTAAAGCACTCTAGGTCAAATCAAGGACCCTTAATAACAACCTTGCTAAAGTGCTTTAAAAATATGCACCCTATATTACTTTCCCCAATGTGAACATGATTGAACGGGACAGAACTTCCTACATGCAAAATTAGGGACTGCATTGAAAACCCCTGTCTGATGAGCAGTATCTATCCTATGTGTTATTTTACCCCATTCAGCAAACATTTCATCTACTTTGTCAATACTATAATCTTCTTTCAAAATTTCTTTACTTACTAAAAATACTAGTCCAGACTTGACTTTTTGCATATCTGGAAAATGTTTAAATATGGCTACACTAAACAATGATAGCTGTCTGGTATCTGCATATTGACTTGACTTACCTGTTTTATAATCAATTAAGGTAGCTAGTTTTGTTTCGGGGTTGACAACAAGTAAATCTATTACCCCACGCCACCATACATTTTGAGCAAAGAAATCACATGGTTCTAAATCTTTTGTCAATCCTAATTTATATTCACAGTATTTATCGCCTGGAATAGAAATTAATTTGTCAAGCGTAGGTTGGAACATATTAAACTTCTCAGGCAGAGGAGTTGCGTTCTTGACGTATAATTCACAAGCTTTGTGAACTTCGTTGCCATAAAGAAAATGTTCTGTATTCGGGTCTTGCTTAATATCTTTTGCTACATACAGATGGTAGTATTGCTTAGGACATTTTTCAAATGTAGTTGCACTTGAGTAAGACCACGTTTTAAGTTCAGCCATTTGATTTCCTATTAAGTTCTTGCATAATCTTTGCACGTTTCTTACCTTTGGGCTCGGCTTTACTTAGTGCCTCTTCTAACTGCTTAACAGTAAACGCTTTATACTTTGGTCTACCATTATGGGTAAGCATTGGATTATTATGCCGTCTACTTTTGTGTATTTGTTGTGTCGCCATTATCTACCTTTTGGACTTCGCCTGTTGATTTGTTAAGTTCATACTCTGCTAATTCTGTATATAATTCTTTATGTTCTTTGATGCTTTCTTCTAATGCTTTTTTCTTGCCAAAGATTCTATCCCAACCATCACTAAACATATCACTGCTTGGTTTACTTACAATGAAGTCTCCTGTTACATCATTTTTAGCGGTCTTTTTCATAGTGTTCTTTTATATCTTTTACAAGTTGATCAAATGTTAATTCGTCTTTACCCTTAAGAAACTCTATGCTTAATAAATAACGAGTCGTTTCAAAATTATACACTGTATGATTAGCTTGTGTATTAAAAATATAATAAGTTATGGGTTTGTATTTTAGTTCCTCAAACTTAAATACAACTTCGTTTGTATCATCAGCAAAAGCACATACACTTCTAACGTGTGGTGTTAATAACATATTTACTCCAACACCCCGTCTAGTATCTTTATGCCAACTATAACAAGTATATGGGTCAAGCTTTATTACTCCTGCAAGAAACTCATATCTTGCATGTAACCATCTAAAAAAGTTATCTTTAGCTATAATTTCAGGTGGTATAGGTTTAGCACTAAAGTTATAGTAAGGAAACCATGGACTAGAACTAAACGCATAATCTAATACTTCATTAGCTATGGTTGATTTAATTCCTATCTCATAGTAGTTCATTACTTAGCATCCATGTAGTTATCACCGATACCTACTTCACAACCTAACGGTAAATCTTCACACCATTTAGGTGCAGTAGTCATACATTGTTCAACATAGGCTTTACACGCATCTACTTCTTTGTCTTTACATAACATGACAAGTTCATCATGCACAGTCATAACGACAGGATACCTTTTCGATACTTGTATTAATTGTTCTGCTATTATATCACGAGCCAACGATTGTATGCAACGTTGAAATGTTTTGGCAGGGTGAATATATTCAGGAATTATAGTTCTACCCATAAGTTTATCGTAAGCCCATGACTCTCCTGTGTCTGTCTTTAACTTTCTTAAGTTAGGTAATCCTAACATCATGCCATTAGGTTTCATCATGCCTTCATGTGGAACGCTTGTGATAATACCACCATTACCCATTTTATATACTTGTCCTGCACGAACACTTTCTAACATTGTGCCTGCATCAGCCCATGCTGCAACCAATTCGGGATTAGCACGTCTGTAGGCATATACAATATTTTTAACTTCATTTAATTCTTTTTTCACCCCACCTTGTTTTAAAATAGAGTGCATCTTATTAGCACCTACACCATAAATACCTGATAAGTTTACTACTTTAAAAATATACCGTAAGTCTTTAGATACTTCATCATAAGGTGTGCCTGTAATCTCACTTGCTGATTGTTTATATAAGTCAATACCTTTTTTAATTTGGTCTATCTTGCCATATGATTTAGCAAACCAATAGGCTAGTCTTAACTCAATATTACTTAAATCAGATGCAACTATTTTATAACCTTTTGGTGCACATATAGCTCGGCGTAGCTCTGATGTTCTTGGTAAGTTCTGTAAGTTAATACCATCTACACCACTCCATCTGTGTGATACTGTTGCCCCTGCATACTTCAAAGGCACAGGAAGTTTTCCTCTGTTAGCTATTTGAATAAAGTTTTCTGTTCTTGTTTCCTCAATCGTCGACTTGTTCCCGATACGAGCCGCCGCCAACGCTTGAACGTATGGGTTATCATGTTCCAATAAAGCTTTAAACTCTTCATCTGTTTTAGCAAACGCATATGTTTCCTTTCCTGTGGTTGCACTAATTTTTGTTGGGGGTGTGATACCTTGTTCAATAAGTAACTCAGCAAACTTAGGGTTACTCATCAGTTCTTCTTTATCTACTGTAACTTTAGCTAGTAGTTTTTCTTTAGCGTCTTTAACTTCGTGGAGATGTTTAATTAACAAACCTTTGTTAAGTTCTAACTTAGGTTCTGTAAACATACGGATAGTTAAATCGATAAGCTTCATCTCTGGTGCAGTAAACTTATCTTTTAACTCTGTGAATAATTCGTAGGTTAGTTCTACGTCATTGATACAATATTTAGCGTATGCACACATCTCACTTGCAGTAAAGTCAATTCTACGTTTACCTAATGCATCTAATACTTCTGTTCCCTTCTCACCTAACTCATATAACTTAGATAAGTTAGCTAATGATACTGACTCAGTTAAGCCATGTAATATTTGAGCCATACTCATAGTATCAAACAAACCTAGTGGGTGAATGTCGTAGTGCCATGAAAGAATGGCGGCATCAAACCTCATGTTATGTCCTAACACAAAGTGTTTGTGCATCTCGTAGGTATCTAAAAAAGTTTTAATCTCTTCATGAGTGCCTGATACCCATTTAGTTACACCATCAGCTTTAACTGCAACACCAATGGTTTCAAACCTATCATCTCGTATATATTCTTCTGTTGTTAACTTCTTTAAACCATACTCTTTATCGTAGTATGTTTCAAAGTCCAACGTAATTAGTTTAGGCATTCTCTATTTCTTTCTTAGCTAGGTTGTAACCTGCTTTCCAAGCTTCCCACATTTTTTCATCATCATATTGTAATGACGCTAGGCTAGGGCTTTGTAGAAAAAATCTTTCATACCAAAACTTAAACTCTTCACTATAGTCATTCACTTTAATATACTCCAACAGATTTGTAGTTTATTCCAAAACGTTAACTTCTTTGAATTTGCTACTGTGTAATCTGCTAATGCTTTTTGTATGCCTGCTTGCAATATAACTTCTCTACCTGCTTGGTTCATGTCAAGCGTTAATTTACATTCACCTGCTTTTGTGTCTTTAATACTTACAACTTTTATATATGGTTTAGCCATTATTTCCCCCTTACTCTTGCTTTAACTGCGTGTTCGTAGATTGCAGCGATGTCAATAACTTCTTCTGACTTTAGTCCTTTAGGTCTAATTTTGATAACACCATGATGTATGGTTACGATGAGGTTGCGTTCGCCACGATCGAATGTCGTAGCAGAAGTCTCCCTAACGGTAGGCTTCGTTGACTTTGTTGCCATAACTCTCTCCTTTTATTTGCGTCTATTGACGTGGTAGTCCCAATCGTCAGCACAATCTTTATCGCACCAACGTTTTGAGTCATTTAGTTTCTCGCCACAGTTTAAACAAAAACCTGTAGGCTTGATATAGTTGATGCCATTCATTTCTTTACGGCGAATGGCGTCCTCTAATTCTATTCTATCCTGCGTTTTATCTGCATCATCTGACATATTTAAGCTTTTGTATTACCAATCGAATTATGAATAAGTCTATCACTAAAGAAAAGATATAGGGTGCATCTTCCTCTAGAAATTTAAGTTCTAATCCTACCATAACTCCTGATATTAGTCCAAGCTGAAATACCCACATTACTTAGAATTCACAGTCTGTTTCTCGATAGTTTTTACCCATCTGTTAACATACCATTGTGTCTTTTTGGCATCTTGAAGTTCATCGTCTTTATGTCCTGCTCTAGTTAAATACTTTAACGCAGTTAGTTTAAGATGTCCTTTAAACTCCTCAGGTGTAGACTTAGCTTCCATAATATCTATAGTCTCCATACCTCCTTGAGTATAGTGTGGTGGGTGGTTGACCATGTCTTGTTCTTTTTCCATAGACAGCATCATTCTATATTTTGGTCTTTTTTTCTCTGTCATATTTTCTCCTGCTCCTGTTAATTTAACTGCACTTGAACCTGTGTAATTATTTAAAATAGTTTTCATTCTTGTCATGTAAGTGTCTCCAATCTTTGTTCTAAAGCTTCTAAATCGTCTTCATTTACTACTAATGCTATTCCGTTATTATCTCGTATAGCTTCAAGGTTTCGTAATTGTATTTCTGTAGGGCGGTTCTTGCCTGCTTTACATTCTATACCTACAAATCTACCTTTTACACACGCAACAATATCAGGCACACCTAAACTTTGATATGGACCTGCAACGGGAAAAAAGTAGTAAAGATGCCTAGCTTTCAACATCTTTACTACTTGTTGTTTAACCCACTTTTCTTTTACAGGTTGTTTCACTTTGGTATCTCCATCATAAGTTGCATGGCTCTAGCTTTTTTATGATGATACTCCATACCTTTCTGAGTTATTACCCTCATATCAAGTTTTTGCATCATGGCTGTATTTATTTTACCTAAAGCCTCACGATATTCTAAATAAACTTCATCAGTATCGTTTTCAGCAATTACATAAAATTGACCATCTCTTATGCCTACGTTTTTAACATACTTACCTATGTCAACAAGTTTAAGTATAGCTATTTTTTCTTTGTCTTCTTTAGATAAAATTGATGAGTTTTCATCTAATGCATGATATATTTTCATATGGTTTCCATAATTTGATTAACTTTGTTTAATATTTCTTGACGAGCACCTGGACTTACACGCAACTCATCAGCAGTTACACCAACCAACGATTGCTCAAGTGAACGTCTAGCACTTTCTAATTTAGGGTCGTTTGTTACATTAAGCCTTGTTAAGAGATTTGTCAACTCTAACGCATTATCGACTAGACTATCTCTAAATATTTTCTTTTCCTCACCACTTAATCTATCTATCATATGTTCTAGTGTGGTGTGTAGTCTTGACCATGCGTCACTCATGGCGGCTTCAACTCTACCCTCGTATGCCTTCTGATATTCTTGTTGCATCTCATTACGAATATCATCTGCAATATCAACACGGAAGTCATTTGTTTCAGGCACAGGCATAATAGTATATCTCAAGTTAAACTTATTTGCAATCTTATCTGCATCGGGGTATTCTCCTCTGTCAAATAGTTTACCTAGTTTAAATGCCATACCTTGTATGATGTTTGGATACTGTTGTATAAATGTATTTATACGAGATTTAAATTCAGCTTCATAAATGCCTAGCTGTTGCTTGTAATCAAAGAAGTTAGTCATAGGTAATAACCTTGTGCCTGTATCTGACCAAGGCAGAGTTTGTCTACCATGCCAATCACGAATTTCATTTGCTAACTTTGTGATAGCATCTAGTTGGTCTGAACCTGCAAGGATATGTTTGTTATAGTTACCTGCCTTGATGGTTGTGTTTTTGTTTATATCAATTTCTTTAGACACATTCTTATCTAGTTTCCTAGCTGTCCATACTGATATGTTTAAGTCAATTAAGACTGCACTGCTTGCTATACTGATACTCATTTTATTTCCTCCTCTATGTTAATAATTTTATGTAATGCAGGGTGATACAATAGATGTTTGTATGTTTCTTCAAAATCTAATCTTTTGTATTTCCATTTTGGTTTTTTATCTTTGAACCAATCTGTATCTACTAACTGCATCAATACATGATGCAAAGCCCAATAGTCCATACGATACTCTTCATCGTTGTGGTCTCTCACAGATATAACTGTTCCCCATTTGCAAGTTAACAAGTTTACGCTTTTAGGTTTAGGCATAATATTCATCCTCATCACGGTCTGTTTGTTCATATGGCAACGCATATGAATATTCTTCCCGACCTAATACGATAGGGAACTCAGTCATATCGGGTAGTTTCTCTAGCAATCCGTTAACTTTGTGGTCTTTAGCTAGCTTAATTCTGCCCACAGCGTGAATTTTATTTCTTACTATATAATCAATATATTGCAAATCAGCATTACCTATGGTGGGTCGCTCTAATATAACTCTTTCTAGTCGTCGTATATTTAAGTCCCATGTATCTCGGTAGTGACCACCGCCTTCGGGAGGAGATAGTTTTGTAATAGCTAATGCCCCTTCTATTTCATTAAAGATGGGGTGGTCAGTAGGTATACCTTTCCATGCAAGATAACTATTACTTTCATTACCTACAATAAAATGTGGTATATCATATTCACGCAATATACTTCTAGATATGTATGAAGTAGTAGCATCACCACTTGTGGCATAACCATTCTCCACTTGTTTTACTACTCGTTTTAATTGATTTTTAGTAAGGTTTCCTATATCAATATTTACTTCTATGTCTTTTGCAATTCTTAATAAGTTATAATGTATTTGAATTTCTTGCATATTATTCTCCTTAATAACGATTAGCTACTTCATAAAAATCAACAGGCACTACACCGAGTGTTCTGTTTTGTAATTTATCAATGAATGTTTTTACTTCATCAGGTAATTCAGTTTGTATAATCATGCTTTGTTTTAATTGCTGAGACATATGTTCATCATAAGAACCCATTCTCATATCACCTGAAGGGTTTTGTGCATCTGCATTTATAAGGTCTTCTGCTATGCGTTTTGAATCATAATTATCAGCTGTAAGTTTAGCGACTGATGCTACCCCTTTTAACGTTTCAAAGAAGGTATGACCGAATGGGATATTTTTCCAATCCGACCACCATCGTCCATATAAAAAATGTGGCATAGAATATTTTTTGAATACCCATCTAACAATAGTAGATGTAGCAGAGTCACCTTTAGATACATGTCCTCTACGAATATATTTAATCATGTTTTTAATCTGTCCATCGCTAAATTTATTAAAGTCTATTTCAACCGTAATTGATTTAGCATAGCTAGATATTTCTTGTCTTAAGTATGTTGCCATTTTCTCTCTCCTTAAAAAGAGACAAAGTATCATTTTTGATACAATGTCTCGGTTAGTCTTCAATGTGAATAGTCTTGCCATGTGGTGATGTGATGTGTTTGGTTGTAATTGCCCACAATGTAGGATAATCCCAATTACCACCAAAGTCGTCTTCCACATAGCCGTCTGTTAATATAATGATAGCTTCAGGTTCGATGCGTTTATCTTTGATATACTGATTAACACACCCAACATGAGTGCCACCCCCACCTGCAGGTTTAGTTGACTGAACCAAAGCTTTGTAATCACCTTGATTGTATGTCTCATGTCCTGCAACATGAGTATCCCAATACAATAACTCTATACTTGATGGGGATACATCATCACATATAGCTACAACTTCTGTTAAGAACTCATTAAGTTCCTTGTCACCAATAGAACCCGATGTGTCAATACCAATAACTACTTGACCTATGGCTTCACCTATCATGCTAGGCATGTATATATCATGTCCAATGAAACGCTTGTGTGGTCGTTTCCATGATGTCCTATCTTTGTTTTTGCATGTGCTGTTTACAAACTCACGCAACTGTTCACGCCAATTTACTTTAGGTTCAAGTATCTCGTTAATACTTCTGTTCTTATTACCTTGCATCTTGCCACGAATGATTTCACCTTGACGCAATGCTTGGTCTATCTGCTTAGCCGTTTCTTTAACTTCCTCATCAGATAAAGCTTCAGCACCTTCCCAGTCGTGTGTATCATGACCACATTGTTGCTTAATATACTGACTATCTTTCTTAAGCATTTCAAAGATTTGTTTAGTCGTCATACCTTTGTATGCTAAGTCAAACAATGCTGACTCGGGTCGTTTAGCAATCTCACTTTGTTCATCAGCTTCATGTATTGCATAGTTCACAACATAATCAGCCGCCATGTTAGCAAGCATAGCGTTCTCTTTGAATAGCTTTCGCCACAAGTGCATATGTTGATAGACCTTATGCAACGCTTCATGCAAAACTACATAGTTCAACTCCTTATCATCTAGTGTTTTGATGAAGTCTTTGTTATACATAACATCACGACCATTGGTGCAAGCCGTTGGTATGTCCTCTGTAAACATAACCTTGCCCACCGATAACACACCTGCAAACATACAGAATTGTTTGCTACGCATTATCGCTATGTGGGACTTCGTGACTCTTTGTTCACTTGTTAGTGCCATTTTCAAACTCCTCCCAATTAAATACAGTATCTACATAAAACTCTAGTATCTCATCGTCTGTATCATTTTTAAAATATGCTGAAATATAATCTCTTATATAGTCAGGGTTTTCTCTAGCAAACTGATATTCATATTCAATGGCTTGTTCCCTAATTTCTTTAGGTGTCATTGATATTTTAATCATAGCTTTTGCCTCTTCTTTTTGCCTATCTAATTGCGATAGTCGTTCTAACTCTTTTCTTTCGTTGTTAGGGTTAGCCATGTATCCTCCTAGAAGTATTGGTTATTCTTAACTGCCCAATCAACAAACGATTTGTTTTGAGCCGCAACTGCTTTGCGTGATGATGCCATGATGTTGACTGCAAACAATGCTTGTATCTCCATTGGTAAGCGTTGTAAGTAAGTCAACCATGCATCCATATGTTTATCTGTGATAGACATAAGTTCTCGCATTACCAATATCACACGAGCCGCAGGGTCGTTAGGAACATTAGCTTTCAATGGTTCTTGATAGATACTTTCTTTGGTTGGTAGTCCATCTGCAAGACTAAAGTATGCAGACATATCACGAGCCGCTGACTCGCCTAGTGTGCCACTCAACGCAACCATCGTGGTATCTTCACCGAGTGTTGCTCTATTCTTAACAATGAATGACGCTTTCTCCAATGAACGAGGTGATACGAATGCCTCTTGTTGTTTGCGAGGATTGTATATATACATGTTTTCTTTCTGTGCTTCATCTGTATAACATGCTAGTGCATGGGGAAATTGTTTAACCCAAGCAACAACTTCGGGTGCTATGTTGTTATCAATAGCCCAGCTAATCCATTCATCATCATTTGGATTACGAACAATGACTGCCGTTAGTCTGTTCTTGGCATGAGCCTTCATGGTATCACCTACACCATCTGTTGTTAGGTTACCTGTTGAATACACAATTGAGTCGGGGTGAAACTTAACTGCACCTAGTCTGCGTTCTAGCATGACAGGTAGTAACATGTTCTTGACAGGCTCACTCGCTTTAGTAATCTCGTCAAGCATGATGATGACAGGCTTGTTATCATGTATTGCAAAGCGTTCATTCGGATAGAATGTTGTAGTCTTTGACTCATGGTTCATGGCAGGCATAGCCAAGTCGCCCAAGTCTAAGTCTGCACAATCTATATACACAGGTGTGTGGTCGGGAAATCGTTTAGCTAACGACTTCAATATAGATGACTTGCCGATGCCGGGCTGACCTTTAAGGTGAACCGTAACATCTTTACCTACTGTTGCAATCAACTCCTCTGCTTGTTTCAAACTAATTTCTTGTTGCATTTTGCTTTCTCCTTAATGTTAAAAGACATCGTATCAAAATTGTTACTTTGTCTCGGGTTAATTTACTTCTACTAAAACTTGTGGGTTCTCTATCTTAATATGCTTATCTAAAAATCTTTTGAATATACCTATGTTGCATGCATATTTATAGTTACTGCTACTTCCGTTATATCCTTGCCATACACTATGCTGACATTGTCTTAACACACTATAATATGCTAAATGTGTTTTATCTTCATCAGCACAAAGTCGTAACAGGTTTTTTGAATATTCATGCAATTTATATTCTTCTATTTGCTTATTTAACTCTGCATCGTTTTCTACTCCTTCGTTATTAGTTAATTTCAACATAGTGTCTGCATACTTCAATAACTTTTTGTATGGCAAGCGTAACTCACGCATCTGACTTGCATCAAACCTATACTTCACAGGCGTTTCAAATTGTTCTATGTTTAGTGGCGTGTTTGTATAGTCAAACTTATACCAATCAGTAGCGTTCATACAATGACCACCATTGACATGACATTCAATTTGATGGTTTTTAACTAACGGACTTCTAGTAAAGGGTGAAGGCACATAACGCTTATGGTCAAACTCACTTATATGCACACCACCAATCCAATTTACAAAATACTGCGTGCTTGTTGATGGATAATTACCTAGCGTTATCTCTTTGTGTGTTGGGTAGAACCTTACCAAGTCTGTGTCATAATATCCTGCCGTATACACTTCTATACCATCAAGCATATCTTTCCGTAGCCACTTTTCTTTTTCATACCTATCACCAATTCTACGAACTGATTGGTTGCCACCACGAACTGCTGTTCTACTTTCAAACTCTCCCTTTGCTTCAGCATAATTCTCTATGCGAGGCATGTTATAAACATTGATATGAAAGCCCATGTTATTCTCCCTCCTTTAAGTTATAACCTCTGTTCATCCAACTAACTAACTTCATGTTAATAAGCCAATCTTGTAGGCTAGGTATCCACCCACCACAATCCTCTTTAACATGTTGTTCACCAATAAGTCTTGTAGGAACTTCTTTGCCATCACTATTCACAATGAATAACCCAAAGTGTCTTTCACATTCAAAGATACCTTGTGCATGATGTCTGATTGCTCTGTGTCTTGCGTCTGCAAAACATTCTTTGGTTGCATCAAACCAATCATGGATAGGTTGGTAGTCAGCTTCAACACCTCCCCACTTCTTTACAGATGTTTTAGAATGATAATGAGTATTCATTATTCTTCCTCCTCGTTCATATCAAAGTGATGGTCTTCTGTGGTCATGGTATTCACACCCACATTTAAAGTTATATTTGGTGGACTCTCTGTAAAATCAATTCGTAATTGACCTTGACCACCTTCGTTGTTATACCAATCTAATCCTGTTTCATCTAATGCTCTATAACATAAATCCTCTAACACATCATTGAGTGATGTTCTCTCTGTTTTCGGTTCTTGATTACCATATGTTTGTTTAGTCCATGCTAGCATGTCATCAGGTATGCCTTGGTCTACATCATTCTTATCTCGGTAAAATATTTCTTCTACTTGACCACTATCACCACCACCTCTAAAATCTACAATTACATACTTCGCACCGAGCAGATTTAACTGCGTTAAGAGTGTTTCTTTTTCTTGTTTATTTGGAAAGATGTTTTGCATTTTTCTCTCCTCGTTGTTTCATGATTGAAACTACTAAATCGTAGTTTGTTTTGGAAGGCACAGGGGTTACATTTTTAATCCCGTAGTGCTTAAAGAATTCGCCGAGTGTTTCGGCTTGCTGTTTGTAATACTCGTTTTGATTCATGATGCTCTCTCCTTAAATAAAAATAAGACATCGTATCAAAAATGATACTTTGTCCCTGTTTATAGAACTTACTTTTACTACTCTTACAATTACTATTATACTACAACCACTTGACAATGTCAAGTTTATGTCCGAAAAAAAATCACTTACTTTTGTGTGACGAATTAAGACCTTTTAACAATTCTAAATCAGTCACAACGATATAGTTTGACTTCGGCATAGGCACAATACAATGTTTATATTGTTGTGCGTGTTTCTCACCACAAGCCAAGCAAGTTTTGTATCCCAACTTATACCTAGCGTCAGCTATATCATCACCACAATCAATGCAATTCATTAAAAATCCTTCCAAAGTAAAAACGCAATATAAATAAACGCAAACGCATAAATAGTTATTGTCATATACTTTTCTTGTCTACAGTCATCGTCTTCGTTTGTGTATGTTCCACCCCAAGCCTCTCGTGAACTTCGTGGTGTAGGTAACGGCACGCTATCGGGTTGAAAGAAACGCCACCCCTTTTTTGCGTTTGACGCAAACTTTCTTTCTTGCCATCGTTCAAATTTGCGTATGATTTTCTTTTGTTCTTTGTTCATGTTTCCTCCTTAAAGTTATTAAACCTTGTTCTTGCAAATACTTTAGTCTGTGCCAATTAGTTATAATTTTCTTACACAGGTCTTTCTGTGTGATAGACGGATTACTCCGTAGTATCTCGTTAACTCTGTGGGCATGTCGCCAATCATCTAACTTGGTATACATTAAAATAAACACTCCCCCACTAACGCAGACAAGTCTTCTTTAACTTCTTTAACTACTTCTAGCTTGATGACATTGTTGCCTTGTTCTTTATGCCACTTCGCCTCTTTCGCACTCCATCTATACTTGCGTAAGACTTCGCCGTCATCATCAACGATAGCATAAGTAAAAGGTATCATGGTGTAAGAGTCCTTTGTTCAAAGCATTCAAGGTGCGACTTCACATAGAAGTTAGGTCGTATTTCTTCATAGAGTTCACCTTGTATACATTTTAAGTTCATGCTGTATTTCTTTTGTGTATGAGAATATTGCATGACTGCCCAAGTTAAACAACAACCTATGATAAAGCCCACTACTACAAACCCTGTGCCTTCATAATTATTATCCATCATAACCCCCTGTATGCTTCAGATAGGGCTTGACCAAAATTCTTTAGCTTTTTGTCTTCAGCTAATATTGCATCACTTTCTTTTTTAGCTTGGACTACAAACTTTAGATAGGCATCTTCACCCATGAAGTATGGAAGTAATACATGAAACGCTTTGTTTAGCTTTTCATAATCGGGTTCTTCGGGAAATGTTAGATTGACTGTATAGGCTTGTTTTAATCCTTCAATCAATACAATCTCTACTTGGTCTGGGTCTAGTTCAATTTGCACTTGCATATTTCTCTCCTTTTTGTTTATAAAAAATAAGATTAGACCACTTGACTACGGGTTCTAATCTATACCATGACTTCGGTTTCTTTATGGTGGTGTCATGGAAATTGGTTGCACCATAACTATAATCAACTTCCAATCGGTGTAATACCTTGTAAGCAATATTAAAATACTCTTGCCTTATTACCGATGGTGGTTGCACAAACCCATACCAACTAAATTGATATGGTCGTTTCATTTCACTACACACATTCTTGTGATTAAATTCAGCACGCCTCATCAACACATATCCTACGGCTATCTGTGCTTCACGGGGTTCGTGAGCAGACTCCATGTATATGGTCGTGGCGAGACAAAGTAAAGCTTGGTCAATCATACTGACCTCCTTTAAATATGTTTATACGAGTTTAGTTATAACCGAGATGGTTATTAGAATGTGGCAAAGTCCACGATGATAGATGTTTTCATAAGCATTTCTCCTTTTGATTAGTCTTCACAACTGCCGTTGATACAGGCTTTGTTGTTTAAGATTTCTTCTTCCAATGATGCGAGAGCATCTTGTTTCTCAATGTCTAACGCTTTGGCATTGAGTTCTGCATACATATCTCTAGTATACGGCTCATACCTTACCACTAAACCTGCGTCAGCACAAGCATTTATATACTCATCAAACAAAAACCGAGACACAGTATCAGAATTGATACTAATTACCATTGTTATTTTATTGCTCATTGTTTCCTCCTTGTTGTAATTTTTCTAAATACTTTCTACCTTTAGCTGATATATCATACTTGTAATCAATATCTTTAGAATACTTTAGATAACCTTTAACCCACATATAATCAGCAATTTTAACTTGGCTAAAATCAATTGAATACCCTTTCATATCTGTATTCCATTTAGTTTGTATTAACACATTCTGAAACTTAACACTCCATTCATGTGTTAGCAACATCTCAATTAGAAAATCTCTAATCATTGTGGTTTTAGTAAGTTCACTCTCTGTAATTAAGTTAACTTCGTTGTTCAAGATACTTCCTCCCCCTAACTGATACTTCATACTTATAATCATTAGTGTCAGACCACTTCAACAGACCTAACCCGTATACATAGTCCGAGATGTGATTAGATGAACGCTCGTCGTCATATTCAATCAACACATTTACAAAACTATCCCATTGTTTAGTCAACATCAACTCTATGAGAAAGTCTTTAACCATTGTAGTTTTGTTGAGTTCACTAACTTTAAGTATTTTTAGTGCGTCTGTCATGATGTCGTCTCTCTTGCCAACATAAGTCTGAACATCTCATGCACTCAATACATGCCTTATCAATGAGCAAGTCTTCATAGTGTCGTTCAGTATATAGCACATACCTAAAAAATTCTAACTCATGCCTTGCCCAATCAATTAGTCTGCGTTCTACTTCCCAAGGTTTAGTCCTTGTAATCTGCTCATACATGGCAAGCCATTCGCTATCATCAAAGTTATCTAGCAAATCTCTGACACGATAGTTCTTGACTTGATTGGTAACATACTCTTTGATTTGGTCTAGGTTCATCTCAACACCATGACGAGTAGTAAAAATACTGAAATGCCCCATGAGATAACTTCGGTTAATATAAGTCGGCGATACCTTGCCTTTGGTATGGTGACATACTCACTCATATAAACTTCTCTCTCATAGTCTTTAAATATTGGTTTTGTTTTCATTTACTATCTCCTTTGTCAATTAAAATACAAATGCACCATGTTATAAGTGCACACAAACAACCACCTAAAATACACATATCAAATATACTAAACATTTTTCTCTCCTTTTAGTTGACGATATGCTTCAATAACTGCCTTGACATTTTCTCGGTCAATACTATCAAAGTCTTTTATGTTTTTATAGTATCGCTTAACTGCCCGTTCAACTTCCCACAAATAATACGATTTATTCCGACTGCAATAATATGGAAAGTCTCGGTAGAAAAAGAAAACATAGTCAACAAAGTCATCAAACTTAAAACCTAATTTATGCCCATTACTTGCATTTAAAACATTCATCATATACTCCTTAAAAGTCTGCTGTATGTTTATACTCACTAACACCATTCACTTCGGCAAGATGAACCGATACTTGCCATGCTTTCTTTTTAGGCACTTGTAAATCTTTGAGTGCCTTTTGTTTAGCTGACCAAACATCATCAGCATAAATCTCATACTTCTCACCAAGATATAACGCTATGTATCCGTTCATGTTATGCACCTACTGCTTGGTTATGAAACGCATAATCACTCTCGGTTCTAACTTCAACATAGTCAAAACCAAATCGTTTGCAATTTTTAATGTGCCATTCGGTAGGCTTAATGAAATCTTCATAAGGCAAACTTAATGACAACATATGACCTGTAAAATAACCATATCTGCCAGACTGCGTTACATTGAGAGAAACCTTTTGGTTTTCCCAAACACCTTTGCTATTAAACATAATGCTCTCTCCAAAAGTTAAATAAATAGACAAGGTATCAAAAATGATACTTTGTCCCAACAAATGACGCATACACTTTCCTACGCATCAATATATATTATACCTTAATTGGTGGACAATGTCAATTCTATGTCCGAATTAGTTTTGGTTAACTTCGTTAACTTTGTGGATTGGTTTCAAGGGAAGGTTGGTTTCAACAAAATTTTTTAGCTCACCGACTGGACGAACGAACGGTCATGTGAAATTTTTGTCCCTGCTCTTCGTAGGGTTTTGTCTCTGTATTTTTGAGTGTCGTGTTATAATATTAAGTGCTTGATTTTATTGAGAAAGTTGAGTTGACTTTGTTAACTTTGTGGGTATATTATAACAAGGTAAGTGCTTGATTTATAAGTAAAATAACAAGGGTATTTACAATGTCCAGACCAAAATAACAGGTTAAGTCATTGATTTTTCAGTAATAATACAATATAACACGAAAAACGGCATTGCGTGGTCTGGGGAAAAGGGCAGAGAAAAATAAAAAATTGATAGCCACAAAGTTAAAAAAGTAAAAACAAAATTTTCTGGCGAGGTAATTTTTAAAAAGTCGTGTTATATTGTATTTTTATATTAAGTTATTGATTTATATATATATTTTATTTTTAGCGTTTGCAAAGTTGACAATCGTAAGTCATTGATTTTTCAGTAATATAACACTGGTCAAAAAATAGGCAATCGTAAGTCATTGATTTTTCAGTAATATAACAGGGCTTGTTATAATACACCATATGCGTGTTATTTATTGTCACAAAAGTGTCACAATTAAAACACAGAGAAAGATGTAGCCACGAAGTTAACTTTGTTATAAGTCCCCCTCACCTACTTTAAGATACTACGGTCATCAAAATTTTTTGTCCCCAAAAAATGATGACAAAAAAAAGACAAAGTATCAATGAGTGATACTTTGTCTTAAATAAAAAAAA